ACAAGTTATCCAAGAAAAAGATATTTATATAAATTTTTTAGAAACAACAATAAGTGAGTTAGAAGAAAAATTAATATCCTAAACCTAAAATCATTAAAAACTAAAGAATAAATAACTATGAATAAAAACACACCACAAGACCTAAAAAAAATATTTGAACTAATGCAAAAAGATGTAGCGATGAGCCACCACCTTTCGGATACTTATTTAGAAATGATAGTAGATATTATCTGTGGAATAACTGAAAACTGTGAAAGTATCCACGAAGACGGAACAGCACAATGGAAAGGTTTTAAGTGTATAAGGAATGGTTTAAGAGATTTAATTAAGAATAAATAACTATGGATAAAGACAGCATATTGAGAAATTATAAATTAGCAGTTCTTTTTGAGCAGTCAGAAAGCAGATCTTGGGTTTTTATTAAAGACGAGGCAGAATTAAAAAGAATGGTTAGTGACAATGAAGTAAACGGAGGAGATGTTATTATTAAACTCACGGCTGAAACAGTAAGAGTAGTCGTTGAGAATAACTTTCTTGAACTAAAATGAAAATAAACAATAAATTAAAGGAGCAAATTGAGCCATACAAGAAGTTTAAGAACGGGAGCATATCAATAAACACTACAAAACCGCAAGTCTATTACACAGACAAAGAGCAGAAAGAAAAAGTTTTAGTTCACGGTTGGTATCGCTTCCCAAGTTATGATTTTCTTTTTGGATATCCCGACAGTTTAAGTCCGAAATATAAAGAAGAAGTTTGTTATTTTGAGTATAGAGATAGCAGAAAAGGAGGTAAAAGTTTTGGATTATATTTAGACGTGCAAGAATTAAATATAATGTTGAGAGGTTTTGGATTGATAGCGAATATAGGAATTGAAGAAAAAAATCATTTATGGATAAAGCACGAGAACAATGTTAAAGGTAATTTAGAATAAAATTATGAGAGAAATAAAATTTAGAGCTTGGGATAAAAAACACAAAATAATGTTTGAGTATGCTGATATAGATACTAAGGGTTTGTGTGTAATGAGTGCTTATAGTAGTGATGGAGATAATTATGAATATCAGAATGGCAAATACCAACCAAAAATTGATTTAATTCCTATGCAATACACAGGACTAAAAGACAAGAAAGGAAAAGAAATTTACGAAGGAGATATTGTAGAACTTTCTATTCAGTTAAAAACGAGAGTTAAAAAATTAAATGTTTTAGTTGAATGGAAAAAAGAATTAGCAGGATTTGTCCCTAGAACATTGTATAAAAAACATTGGGAAATATTAGGAAATGTATATGAAAATAAAGAAATGGTAGAACTTTTAACAAATTAAATTATTATGATAGAAGAAAACTTAAAATCAAAATGTTGCGGAGCGGAAGTTGAAGTTTCAACTGCCGACGATTTAGGAGTGACGAGTGGAGGGACTTCTTGTTATATGTGCAAGAAATGTAATAAGCCCTGTGACTTGCAACCCTATGAGGTAGATTATCCAAGAAACAAAGCACTGGAGATAATAAACGAGAAAGCTGATACAAACCACAAAGAAATGGTTGAAGCTGTTAAAGGGATAAAATTAGCCAAGCAGAATATGTTTGACCAGTATAATAAATTTATGAAAACTGTTGAAGCAATGCCTGAAATAATTAAAGAAATGGAAAAGGTCGCAATGGAGATTGATTGGATAAGCAAAGATGAAAAATAATTATGTCAAAAATGAATTGGAATAGATTGAAAAGATTTAAGTGTCCGAAATGTAACAATTATATTGAAGACAATAAAAGTTCAAACACTTTTGTATATCGTTGCGTTAAGTGTGATTTTAGAATAGCAAAAGGTAGGTTTAATGAGATAGTAAATGATATGTATATACCGAAAAGTAGAAATTTTGAAGAAAACAAAACTCAAGAGTATCTAAATAATATGAAATGAAAAATAGCGGATTAAAAAATAGGTTCTCGCAAAAGACAAGGTATGTTTGGCTTTATTGGTATGATTGTATGATTTGCGGGAAAAATAGAATTGACGCACTCCACCATATTATTAGCCCGAGTTGTCGGCACTATATTAAAGGAAAGCATAACGAAAGTGTTTTGAACAGTTGCCCGATACATAATTTTGTTTGCCATTTAGATAATGAAGCATATTTATTCAAAGACGAAACGGTTACTCATTTACTTAATAAGGTATATGATGCCTTAACTACTGAACTTGATTATTGTTTGAACGAAAACGATAAAGAGTATATAAAAGTTTATGGTCATTTATACGAGGGTAATGTTATAATGGAAAAGGTCGGCATTATAAATAATTAAGAAAAAAATTATTATGGAAAATAACAATGAAGAAAAAGAAATTAACGAAAACGAAACAGCGGAAGAAACAAAGGAAGAAGTTAGTGAAAATGAGGGAGAAGACAAAAATGAAAATGATGTAGAAGAAGTGAAAGAAGACGACGGAACACAAGAACTCCCAAAAGACGAATTAGAAGAATAGTTTGTTTTTAGTGGGGATAAGATTTTGTCCTCACTGTAAAATTTATTATGAGATTAAAAGCAACTGAAAAATATTTGAAATTGCTCTTTGAAATAAAATAATATATAATATAGGTATTAGAAATTAACCTTGGAATTAAAAACGGGTAGCTCTCTCCAAGGTGGCTATCCGTTTTTGGTTTATATATTATGAGAAACAAAGAAAAGCAAAAAGAATATATGAAACAATACTATTTGCAAAATAAAGAAAAAATTAAAAAACAAGTAAAACAATATCAATTACAAAATAAAAAGAAAATTGTAAAAAGGAAAAAGCAATTTTGGTTACAGAATAAAGAAAAGATAAAACGGTATCGGTTAGAAAATAAAAATGTAATTAAAGAATGGTCAAGACAGTATCATTTTCAAAATAAGAAAAGAATTAACAAAAGAATAATTAAATACACTTTTAACAGAAGAAAGACAGATATAAATTTTAGAGTAGTTGATAACTTGAGGAAAAGATTAAGGTCTGCATTAAAATATAATTACAAATCAGGTTCAGCAGTTTTGGATCTTGGTTGCACGATAGAATACTTCAAAAAGTGGATAGAAAATCAATTCAGAAATGGAATGTCTTGGGAAAATTACGGAAAGTGGGAAATAGACCACCAAATACCATTATCAATCGTAGATTTAACAGATAGAGATAATTTATTACAAGTTTGCCACTACACTAACTTACAACCAATGTGGAAAGACGAAAATAGAAAAAAAGGAAATTCTGTTGGTAGAATAAATAAACAATAAAGTTATGAAAAAAATAAAAATTAAAGCAACGGAGAACGAGATACAAAATACAGTGTGTCAGTATCTCCAAGCTAAGAGATATGTTTTTTGGCGACAAAATAATACAGCGATTTATGATCCGCGAACAAAACGATTTAGGAAGATGTCTGAATTTAGCAGAAAAGGGGTTAGTGATGTTATAGCAATAAAAGATAGCGTCGCTTATTTTTTAGAATTCAAAAGAGCAGGTTCTTATCAGAGCAAAGACCAAAAAAAGTTTGAGGAAGATGTCACAAAAGCAGGAGGTATCTATTCTGTTATCAGAACATTGGAAGACGCAAAAGAACTAGGTTTATAGCCGTATTTTGACAATACGGTTTTTTTATATGCTAACTATTTAATCCCTTGACACTCAAATATAGTATGCTATGATTACTATATAACATAAGACATTATAAATTAACAAATAAAAATATATGTCAAATTCAAAAAAGGGGTTTATAAAAAAAGTATCGTTAGGTTATGCACTATTTATTAAAGGAAACGATTTTGCAATAACATCAGCAGAAAAGTTTGAAGATGTTATGGCTGTTGCAAAAGAAATGGGAATAACACAAGTAGCACAAAAATAAAAAAGTTTATAAATAATTAAAAAAATAAAAGAATTATGTAAGAAAAACAAAAAGCAATGGAATGTAAACTTTCACAAAGAAGCTGGAGTATTAAGAGATTTAATAAAATAAAAAATATATGAAACTTATAACAAAAGAAATTGAGGCAAAGTTCAAAAAATTAGGTAGTCAAGAGAACAAAAAAAAGATTGAAGATATGGAAATAGTGGTTAAGTTATTTAATCCGTGCGGGAGGCAAACTTGGTATGTTACTAACTATGACCCTATGACAAGAATTGCGACAGGTTGGGTTAGTCTTTTTGGCGACTTCCGTGACGAGTTCGGAGATTTTGCTCTTTGGGAATTAGAAGAATTGAAACTAATGGGCGGGTTAGGTATTGAAAGAGATTTACATTTTGGAGAGGGTCATTTATTAAAGGAAGTAATGAATAAATAAAGGTCGGCATTATTAAAATAATTTGTTAAAAAAAAATGAAAACAATAGCAATAGAAATTTACGAAAATAGCGAGGGCGAGTTCAACTATGAAATATATTCTTGTGCAGAAGATATTGAAGATGGAGAAGATAGTTTAGACGGTGGTTGTTGCACCTCAACAATAGAAAACGCTTTGGGAATGGCGACAGACCAAGCACAAAGATTATTAACAAGAAAGACAAAAGAGTTCAAGTTTTTAGTAGAAGAACTTTTGTCAAAGGAAGTAAAAGTTGAAGCGGAGAACGAAGAACAGGCGGTTGAGATTATTAAGAAGAAGTATCGTAATCAAGATATTGTTTTAGACAGCGGAGATTTTGCTCACGAAACAATTAAAATTTATAAAGAATAAAAATAAAATTATGGAAAAAACAGATTTTTGGTGTTGGGGACAAAGTGAAATGGTTGAAGAATTAGAAAGGTTGGAAAAATTTGAAAAAGATTATCACAAGGTTAGAAATGATATTGATATCCTTGTTAGTTATGATTATTCAGAAGAAGAAGAAAATTTTAACGAAAATGATAAACCTGAAAATCACGTATTTTCAAGCAAGGTCGTAGTTGAAACTTTTATCAATAAATATGAAGACAAAAAATAAAATGGTTAAACTAACAAAAGAGCAGGTAAATAAAAAATACAATTGATTTATATGAAGTTGGTAAAACATATAAAGAAATACACGAGAACACAACATTAGGAGAAGACGTCGGAACTCCTTTTGAGTTTAGAAGATAATTAAAAAATTAAAAATTATGATTTTAGCAGAATTCAAAAGGTTAGATGTTGGTGTGACTTTAGTAATGGTAAAAAATACTTGGTTCAGAGCAACTTCTGAAAAGAAAAACTCAATAGGAAAGAAAAGGAAAATAGTCGCAAAACAAACTAACGGGATTTACTTAAAGGGAAAAACAGAAGACTCAAAAAGTTGGTTGGAATATCCAACAGCAAAAGGATTTTCTTATAAGCAAAGTTTAGCAAGTAATTTCACAAGAAATGGGATTATAAGAATAGTTCACGACTTGAGCCACCCCGAACTATACATTGAGTATATTATTGCGTAACAGTCTGTTATAATTAAGTTAGTAGTTCTTTTTTAATTATATCAAGGAGGGTATGTTATGACTCAAAAAAAGAATAGTAAGAGAAAAAACTATCCGAGCAGACATCACATTATACCAAGAAGCAGAGGAGGCAATAGTTCACACGAGAATTTAGCAGTTGTTAACAGTGTAGCCCACAATAAGTATCACAGTCTTTTCGGAAATATGACACCCGACGAAATTATAAGGAATTTGGTTGATTATTTTTGGAACGGAGAAATCAAGTTTGTCAAAATTTACCTAAACGAGGAGGAGGAAAAAAATGACTAGATTTGAAGAAAGACTTAAATGGGAAAAGGAAGTTGCCGAGCATATCAAGAACTTTGATATTAAGCAAAAGAAAATTGGTGTTGGCGATAACCCAACAGACGGAGTGAAAAATTTTGCAAAACAGATTAGAGATAGGTTGATCGCTGACAGAATGATTATTGAAAAACATTTAATTAACGAGCCAACTTTTGCTATCAAGTCAGCACTTGAAAAATTGCAAGACGCTCTTAACCGTAGCATTGAAGACATAAGGAGAAATATGTTTTGAGCAACTACCCGAACAAAAAAGGGGGAATTAAAAACCCCCTTTTATTTATCAACATAAAAACTTGATATAAAATAAAAACAATAGTATAATTAAGACAAATTAACAACCATAAACCAAAACTAAAAATGAAAATAAAAACAATAGGACATAGTAATAAAACAGTTGAAGAACTTATCTCAAAATTACAAGAGAACGAGATAAGCATTCTTGTTGATGTTAGATCCGCTCCATATTCCAAATGGTGTCCACATTTTAATAAACCCACCCTTTCAAAAGATATTGAGAGTGCGGGTATTTTTTATGTATGGGCTGGAAATGAATTGGGAGGATTAAGAAAAGGAGATGTTGATTGGGATAGTGACGTTGAGTATTTAATTCACTTATATAAAAAAATTAAGAAAGGTTATATTTGCGTGATGTGTTCAGAGGGCGACCCTCTAAAATGTCATAGACATCAGAATATAAAACCTGCTTTAGAAAGAGGAGGAGTGGAAGTGGAGCATATACTTTGGGTAAAACCAAAGAGAGTTCCAGTAACATCAATGTTGTTTTGACAATTAAATAATTTGGTGCGGAATGGTAAGAATGGCGACTGATTTCTATATTCTTCAGTTGCATAATTTCTTGGACATTTTTTATCGCCGTAAGTGTGCTTAAAACCCAGCACAGCCAAAACATTACGAAGTAGTTTAATAGAAGAACACCTTGCTCCCAGCAAGGAAGCTCAGGTTCAATTCCTGACTTCGTAACATTATGCAACAATTAGATAAAATTTTTTACGGGATAACTCCAAGTGAACACAGAAAAATTCTGCGGTCGCTTTTTGAGAAAGAACTTTATTTTGAGATTGACGATATAAACTTTAAGATAGCTTCAGGAATTACAGACCAAGAATTAGAGTTGGACGGTTTCAATGTAAGTATTGACGATATTAAAGTGGACTTAGACTATGAAAACATATCAATTCTTTTTTTGGCAAAACAAAGAGAGATGTTGGAAAAAGTTTTTGACGACATTATGCTAGAGAAAGGGACTAAAGTTTTCTTAGCAGACAAGAAAGATTTTAAGACTTTTCACAAATTAGTTTTAGAGATTTCAAAGTTAGATAATATACATAATATCTCCGCAATTTTCGCGCGTATGTTAGAATTGACAAGAGAGAGATTAAATGAGTTGGAAGAAGACGCAAAAAAGGTTAGAGTTAAAGACAAAGCGAAAGACAAAAAAATTAAAAGTAAATAAAATTATGAATGAAGAAATAAAAAACATAATGCAAAGCATTGTTAAAGGAATGGTAAGAAAACCTGAACGGGTTGAGAGTAGAATTGTTGAGGAGTTTGACGATAGAACTAGAGAAGAAATAATAACAATTTTTGTAAAGGTCGCAGAAGCAGATATTGGACTTGTTATTGGTTCGGGAGGTGTTACCGCAGAAGCACTCCGACATATAGTAAGGTTGATCGGATTTCAACAGACAGGAAAAAGATTTTGTCTGAAGATTGATACTCCGAAGATATCTGAAAAGAGTTATCATAAGAGTAAGTAAAATTATGAAAACAAAAAAAACCATAAAACCTAAACCAAAATTGACCAAGAAGAAAGTTACTAAAAAGAAGCCAGTGAGAAGAAAGAAAAGTAACGCAGGGAGAAAGTTATTTGACGGACAAAGTGAAAAGTCAGTTGTAGTAAAATTAGAGAAAGCGTTTGCTTTAGGTTGTTCAGTTAAAGAAGCATTATTTTATGCAGACATTACTAAGGATATGTATTATAAATATCTAAAGAAACACCCTGAATTTAACGATAGAATAGACTTATTGAAAAACAAGCCAGTTCTTATGGCAAGACAGCAAGTTATAAAAGGATTAGAGAAGAACCCTAAATTTGCTTTTAGGTTTTTACAGGTTAGAAAGAAAGACGAGTTTGCTCCACACTCTACTTTCACGGGAGATGTTAAAGTTGAAAAATTAAGTGACGAAAGGAAAGCAGGAATAATGGAGAGATTAAAAAAATGGAAGTAACTGAAACAAAAAAGTATGATAAAGAAAATCACAAATTATTCAAAGATTTTTTTGAGAAAGAACTCGGGATTGATATTGATAATTCTGCCGAACGCTTACTTGTGGCAGAGCATTCTTTTAAGGCATTCTGTCTTATTTATTTAGGGCATTATTTTGATTTAGAACCAGCGACTTTTCATAAGGAGTTAGTAGATGTTCTTGAGAGTGAAGAAGAAGAAGCGGTTGAGGTAATTGGATTTCGTGGTTCAGCGAAAACTACATTTTGTTCTTTGGCATATCCGCTTTGGTTAGTTTTATTTAGAAAATATAATTTCGTTATTTTAATGAATGAAACGACTACGCAAATGAAGATAAACATTTTAAGTATTAGAAAAGAATTTGAGGACAACGATTTAATTCAATCAGATTTCCCGAATGCTATTGAGCCAAGAAAATCTAAATGGGCGGAGGGAGAATTAGAGTTTGCAGATAATATATATTTACTGGGGCGATCAAGAGGTCAAAAGATTAGGGGAATAAAATATCGTCAGTATAGACCGCAAGTAATTATCGCCGACGACCTTGAAGATTTAGACTGGGTTAGAAAAAAAGAGAATAGAGATAAAACAGAACGGTGGTTTAATTCAGAAGTAGTCCCAGCCCAAGACGAACTAAAATGTAAAATGATTTTGATTGGAAACTTTTTGCACAATGACGCTTTAATGGCGAGGATAAAGAAAAGAAATTTATATAGAGTTATGGAGTTCCCACTTATTACCGACGACGGAGTTATTACTTGGAAAGGTAAATATCCAAACCAAGAAGCCATTGAAAAGAAAAAGAAAAATGTCGGTTCTGCTTCAGCTTGGTCAAGAGAATATCTCTTAAAAGTTATTTCAGAAGAAGACCAAATTATTAAGGATAGCGATATTCATAAATATCCAGTTAGCATATTAACAGAAACAGACGAGAGTGGAGGTTTAAGATACCCAGTGCGAAATGGAGCAACTTCAGTTGACCTTGCTATCTCTGAAAAAGAAACTGCCGACTATACTGCTATTCTTCAGGGACTACAAGTGGTATATTTAGGTTCTAACAAGATTTTGATTAAACCGCACCCTATCAATCGTAGAATGGACTTTGATACGACACAGACAGTTATAAAATCTCAACACGGGACAATGCCAGTTGGGTCAAAACTACTGGTTGAAGATGTTGCCTATCAGAAAGCGGCGATACAAGAATTATCAAGAAAAGGTTTGTCAGTTAAAGGTGTTAGACCGATTACAGACAAGAGAGCAAGACTTGAAACTGCCTCTCCATATATCAAGGACGGGACAGTTATGTTTGCAGAATATGGGTGTGAAGAATTGATTGACCAGTTACTAGGATTTGGAGTTGAAGCACACGACGACCTAGTTGACGCACTTGTTTATTTGATACTAGAGTTAATGCACAAGAAGACAAGCTCGGTAGTAGTTGGCAGGGTTGATAGAATATAATATAATAAAACTATGATTTCTAAACTAGAACAAAAAATTATTTTACAGAAGATTTTATCGGAAAGCTATATTCCCGAAGTTAAAACTAACGTTGGAAAATTATTGAAAGAATATCACAAGCAAGTTATTGAAGATATGAGTATGTCAAATTTAATAGGAAGTCCAGTTAGCACTCAAACAAAACCTATGATTTTTGAGATAGGAAAGCCGACAGAGAAATTGATTGAAGATATTTTGACAGCTTTTAACAATTAGCAAAATCAACTATGAAAAATAAAACTATTGAACCCGACGCAGTGTGTGGTTTCTGTCGTAAACCGATT